ATTTCTTAATCATTTAATTTCCCACCTCATACCAATCGGAACCGTCACAGCACAGTGTCCAATATTTCATATTACGGAGACACCTCATAATATGGAGTGAAATCAAACTTGGTAACATCAGCACTTATTGCCCAACCAATATATTGTATACAGTCACCAGTGCTGGAAGGGGCTGTTTGGGTAGCTGTTCCATCTGCTTCACCAAGATAAACTGTACCACCTTTTGTGCCCCAGTTATATCTTGAATCATCCCTCAATATCCCTTTTGTCATTATTGTAGCAGGGTTTCCATCTGTACAAGCTGTAACTGATACCCCTCTTGCTGGAAACTCTCCGCTTCCAACTGTTGCATCGGCTTCGTGCCAAGGGTCAGAATCTGAAGCATGAAAATATACTACATCCCCTATGGCAAGATTTTCTCCACAGTTAAATCCTGTTATAACACGACCGCTGTATGCCTGATCTGAATCAGGAACAGCATCATCTTTAATTATTACCCCAGCATCAGCATCCATGAAAATAAATGTTGTTAGAACTCCTGCTTTCATTACTTGAACATAGACATCACAATCTTCTGTTCCACTACCAGTATCTGTACAATCTGTATAGTAATAAAAATTGACATCTCCGTCTGTACAACTTGAATCTCTAAATGCTTCACCTGGCTGTGATGTTCTTCCAAGAGCAAAAGAGTCTATCATTTCCCAAGCCCCTGTCCCTACAGCATCAGGCTCTATGGGATCAACACCAGCAATATAACTCCCTTCAGCATCTGTGTTGCTTGAGTTATATCTATAAAAATAAAGCACTTTTGCATCAGTGATGACTATACACAAATCACCATCCACCATTGTAGTGATGTTATCAACAGATTTGGTTCCACCAGTGAGGCTGTCTCTGCCAAACATCTGGGTAGCTGTGGCTGACTCCTCAAACATTTTTGTGTAGTCTACTGGCTTTTTCTTCATACCAGCACAGCCAAACAAGAATAGAAATGATAATATAATTGTTAATTTTTTCATATCTCCCTCACATAACAAAAAGATAGGCATCAAAATAGCTTGGGTCTGGCTTAGATATATTATCTGACATAGGGTCAATAATGACTATTCCTTTATCAGATGTCATAGCAGTACACATTGTATGAGAAGTCCTATTAAGTATATCTCCCCTTATTCCATTTATCCACCCAACTGCCCAAGTCCTCCCATCATTAAATGGATCAAATGATCTTTCCATTTGAATTCCCCAAACAAGATACCAAGCAAACTTCTCACAGTCAGCAATATTGTCTCTGTACTGCATATCTTTCACAGAATGTCTTTTTATTGCATCTATAAGCTCAGATTCAGATGGAAGTGAAAACTCTGGGCTCATAAGAATGCCATAATGGTTTTCAAGATTATTGTAAATTTTTTGATATTCTTGCCTTATATAAGACGCTGTTTTTATCATTTCATGACTACCATCGCAATAAAAAGACCTTGGTCAACTCTTAAATGAAAATTACCGTCAATATTGTGCTTTTCAACTACTTTTACGATATCAGAAAGAAGCTCTGACCACTTCATATTCTTATCTTCCATTCCTTCTGAGTGGACACAATTATTTTCAGTACATTTCTCATTATTCATTGCTCAATAAATATTTTTTCCTAAACTCACTCAACGTCTGTCTTGGTATCTTAAGAAGGTCGGCAGCCTTACTGAGATTCCCATGGCTCTGCTGAATAGCATATGCATATACTGCTTTTATAAAATTCTGAACTCCTCCATATTGCCTTATCATGGCAATTATATTGTCAAACTCATTGCCAGCTTGGACAGTGATATTCTGGATATAGATAGCCTTCCCTTTTGTGGCATCTATATTCTGTAAGACCTTGACATCAAGCCCGTATTCTTCTAAATCTGTATATTCTTTTGGAGAGCTCATTAGTTAATTTTAAGTATATCATTTATTTCTTGTTGAGTCAGCCCGTCTTTTGTCATTGAATAGCGGGCAAAGTTTGTCAGGGATTCTATAGCCTTGCCATGTGTGGCAAGGCAAACTCTGGCATTACATTCAATCCTAAGTTGGTCACACTCAGCCCTTCTTATAAATAAGGGCGGTGCATTGCCACCATTTCCTCTTAGTATGTCCTGATTATGCATTATCTCTTTGACAGATTGCTTTAAGCTTTTTATATCATTTCTAAAAGTAGCAATTGTTATTCCAGCACCAAATCCGCCACTGAAAAGGCCAATAACAATAGTGAGAATAACATGGGCAATCTGATGCGTTTCTGTTGCCATATAAATCCCCTTACTATCTTATATAAAGATAAATTGTGCCAGCATGGCTTGAGCCAGCATTAGCAACTTTAAAGGTTAGCTTGTCATTCGCAACTATACCAAGGCTTGCTGCTCCAACCTGCTCAGTAGAAGCAGCCTTACGGTTAGCACCTCCACCCATCAATATATCAGTAGAGTCTTGATCGCTTACAGTTACATCATAGCTTGCTGATGGGGCTGCAGCACTGGCACCTGGTATTGTTACAAGTCGCTCAACAGCTCCATTATAGCCATAAGTTGTAGTTGCCTGTACACCACCAGATGATGACGAAGCAGTGGCCCATGTAGCAGTTATCTTCTTAACTGAGCCAAATCTTTCTTCAAGCAATGTCATAGTCATTTTAGCCTCCCAGCCCCTTATTAAATAATGTTATTTCTTTCTTCTTGCTACCTTTTTCTTAGGTTTTGGTTTAGGGGTTATTTCCTCTTTAAACTTATTAGCAAAAGCTACTATCCCGTCCAGCCTTCTCAATACTTCAGCAAACCTCTTTTCTGGCTGATGGCCAGCATCATGAAGCTCAGAATCATCTCTGATTTTATCAGCTACAGCATAGAGTATTTTAGCATTAGGTGTTAATTCCATTATTCAACCTCCCCTATTTTTTTAGCAGGATTTCCTCCCCATATTTCACAAGAAGGCACATCCTTAGTTACAATTGCTCCAGCTGCAATAACAGAGTAGTCACCTATATTTTTACAAGTGTGCATTATCTGAGCATTTACCCCAATAAATACATAATCTCCTATTACAAGTGGAATTTCATCTTTTACTGGTGCCTTAAATATCCATTTCTTTTTATTAAACTGGTGAGTATGAGTATGGATATAAACTCCTGAACTTATTACTGGTTCATCTCCTATTATCACCTTACTACCAGTTACATCTATGAATGGCCAAGGCTCTCGACCTTTATGAGAAACATTACCTTTCCATATTATATTGTCTTGGTTGCCGATATACCTCACTTTCGCAGACATAAATCCTCCTTTTTCTCAAACGCCCCAGTTGGGTCAACAAATCTGAGATCAAGGGTCTTTATCTCCTCTTCAGCCATATCAGCAAAGTCGGCAAACCTATCTGAGTATGTGCTATCAATAGCAAAAGTACTTAGATGTCTAACGTCTATTGTTGTATCAACCCAGACATCTACTCCAGCGTCAATTTTAAGTGCCCAACAGAATCTCGTATCCATACAGGCTACTCTCGCCATATTATTCCTCTGAAAAGTTTCCTTGAACCAAGGCTCAGGTATTGCTAATAGAGCATCTACTGGGAACATTATGACACCAGAGCCTATCATATCAATCTTCTGTAGGTCACCGTCAGCTGGGTCTATTGGGTCTGCCTCTTCAAAGCCATCCTTAAACCTCCAAGCCATGTGTTGAAAAGGCTTCATCTTCTGCCTTGGAATATGCCCTCTTGTTGGGACTAAGGCAGATATAACGTCGCAACCATCCTCTTCAACTCTTTTAATAAGCCTTGGTATCATATCAATTGGATGTATCTGGTCAGCACCAATTATTAATATATGCGATGCCTCAAATTCTATTGCTTGCTGGCATATATGAATATGCCTTCTAGCTGGGCACCAACCTCTACCTTGAAAAACCTGTGAGTTAGCTGGCCTTTCGAGATTAGCCAAGTTTTGAGCAAACGGAGTCCAAATAAATGGACTATCCCATGGCCACCCGATGGCCAGCTTCTCAACAATTCTTCTAACTTTAACCATTTTAGCCCCTTTTTAATTAAATGTTACGGAGCAAGCGTAGCAGTCGGATACTGATAACCAACCGTAGCTGCACCTGCTGCTTGGACATCAACAATCATCAAGCTACCCCAGTCATACAAATCTCCAACGGTAGTGGCCAGAGTGTATGTTCGGAGTTTCTCAACAATACCTGTCGATGCAGAGTTAAAGTCAATGACAAGACCGTTTGCCGCAACAGGCATAATCCGTACATTTCGGATTCGCAAGTTTTCCATCTTAACAGCATTCTGATAGAAAACTGGACCATCAATATCAGTTGCAGCAGTAAAAATACCGTCAAGCCCATCAATCAGCCAATCATCGGAGCCACCTTCCCAAGTGATGATTGTATCAGGATTAGCAGCTGTTCCAACAATTGTGAGATCTTTCAATGTACCACGGTGAGCTGTAGCAGCAACCGTAAAACATTCCAGATTCTTGGCACCCATTTCAATTTTACATTTCTCCATAGTAAAATCATGAGCTGATGCCCCAACATTTACCTGAACAGTATTACCACCAGAGTTCGTACCAGCAGCAATATAAATGTTTTTGATCTTAACATTTGCAGCTGTAACATCAAAATTGTCATCGCCAGCTGTATGAGCATGGGTAAATGTTGGCCGATTTGTACCATTTCCAAGACCTACAATAGTCAAGCCAGCAATATTAATGGTAATAGTGGCTGTTGGTGCCTCAGAATGGCCAGGCATCAAGAAAATCATATCACCATTATTTGCTGTGCATTGTGCTACTGCTGAAGCGAGAGTTGTAAACGGTGCGTCGGGATTTCTGCCGAAAGATGAGGTGGTTCCACCAGTAGTTGTCTGGCCAGAATCCACATAAAAAATATTGCCCGTAGTAAGTGTCTCATTTACGACAGTAAATACTCCACCTGCTTGCTTACGGACAAAAAGAGGGGTTTTAATCTTAGTGTTATCTGCTATTGTTGCCATTTTGTTCTCCTTCGATGGGTTCCAACCATCTGTAAGGTATTATTTTTTTCTTTTTGGCCTCCTTACCATTTTATCTTTTGGTGCCTCAGAGACCGCCTTAACTTCCTCTTTCACCTCCTTTTCTTTTTTAGTTATATCTACAGCTGTGCCAAGGCTTATTAGCCTTTCAGCAGCTCTTGGCATAAGATTTAATGTACTTCCTTCCCTATGCCCCATCCACTCACGCTTAAGCCTTATTTCCATAACACCCTCCTTTATAGATCGTATCCAAAAATTGCTCTTTTATTGAATTTTGCTATTGCCTCTTTCTGAATATCCTCCGTAGAATCGACAAGGTGGTGATATGTAACATAAGGCTTGTACAAAGGCTTACCGCCTGTAAAATGGACATAAGTTGGATCTCCATAAGCATAAGCCCACTCAATCCATTTCTTATGAACTCTTGAAACTACAAATTGCGGCTGTTCTCTCAAGACATTATCTCTAACAAACCATTTATTTATAAGTGTCTCAATATAAATTTGCCTATCTGAAATACCCCACTCATCACTTGGGCCAACTTTCTTTTCATACTCAGTGCAAGCCCTTTTAAGAATAACAGGTATCTCTTCACCAAGATGTTCAGTCTTGTTAACCTCTTCCCTCACAACTTTATAGCACTCCATTCCTTGTTCAAGACTATGTGTATAAAAATATCCTCCATATAATCCATGAACATATGGTCTTGTCTCAATGCCACACTTACTCGGTCTTTGAAGTTTGCTCTGGAGTTTCATAAGTGCAAATAAGCCTAATAAATTAGATGGTCTTACAACCACTTTCCAGCATTGCTGACAAGCACTTGGAACAAATGCTTGACCTGCTGGCATAGACCTGCTAAATAAATCAAAAATCACTGTGTGCCATCTATGGCAGTCAAGGAACGCATCGTGCACTATATGATGCCAAGGAGTCTCCCAACCCATAGATGGAGTAGTCACACATATTTTACCGTCTTCATCACGGAGCCTGTATCCTCCATTGATAAGGAGTGGCTTAAAATTCTCAACAATATCATCGTCAGACACATTTTGATAATAACTACCGCTAAAATCCTCCGTTTTACCTTCGTTCTCAACAACTCTTAACATTTTTAGCCCCTTTGCAATATGGTGGCCTCATAAGAGGCCACCAAGGTTATACGGTTAAAAATTAAGCTTTCACATTAATTACCATCGGGTCTGAAGCATATCTGGCATCATGCAGAATAGCAGTTACCTGCATAAAAGCACCTGCGGAAATACCAGTTATTGCCAGGCATATGTAATCATGTGAACTCGTGAACTGCTTCGCATCGTACTCAAGAACATAGCAAGCACCATTAACAGATGTAGCAACAGCTTTACTTGACGTAGCTGCTGTACGGGTCAGAACTGCTGTGCTTGTCGATGCAACATTTGTCCAGTAATGAGTAAGAGTCAAAGCGGAAGAAGCAACAGAGCTACCAGACTTATTAATAGCAGTATAAGCTGCGATTGAAGTTGTAGCTTCTGTCATAGCCCCAGCATTAACAATAAATGTAATCTTGTTAAACCCTTTCATGCCAAGGAACGTCGCATTTGACTTACTCAAAGACGAACCGCTGGCATCTACTGGAGCCAGATAATTCACAACCTGATAATTCTGGGTGATTGTTTGCATATTAACCTCCTATGCAATTAATGATTAACACTTATTAAGCACGTTCATCAAGGACAACGAATGGGCTCAGAGTATCAGTTGTAGCCTGAGGAGGCGTAAGAGCTGAAGGCCACCAAGGCTGCCCATCAATCCTGAAAACAAATCTGAAACATGTCTGGTCTGCGTCGAACTTCAAGTGGATAGAAGTATCAAACTTACCAGTAGCACTTTGTCCAGACTTTTGGCCAACAAGGTACTGTGACCAATCAGCAAGAATTATGTCTCCCTGATCACCAAGGGTAGAACAGTGCTTACTCCAAATAAGAGGTTTTCCCATCAGAGTATCATACGGTGCACCAGAAATTCCACCAGCAGGTAGCCATACAGGTGCTCCACCCGTACCTACAGATAGAGACATGGCTGCAAGCTGAGGCAGACAATTCTGGTTAGCCAGCCATACAGCACCAGAGACATCGTGCATTCTTGCATACATTTTAACAATATTTTCAAAAACGATGGTGTCTGCCAGCTGCCCAGTTTCTTTTCCAACAGAAACCAAGCAAGGAGCATTAAGAATACCAAGAGGTTGACCCGCTCCAGTACCACGGATGAAAACATTGTTAAGGGTAAAATTAAGGCCATCCCTGAAGCCATTCCTAAGAATGTTCTCCATGGACATCGGGGAATCTTCCAGAATCTCATCAGAAGCATAGGCTAACCCAGCAATCTTCTTCAATTCAAGAGTAATTCTCCCGAATTTCGGTCTTGTTTCTGTTTTGGTGGCCAGCTCGTCGAGCCACTTCCACTGGATACCACCATATACCAGAGAGCCTGATTCATCAAAACCGTTTACATACGGAATCTTGACCATTGTGGATCTCATAGGCACTTGGGTACATCTCGGCATAATCTCATTCATCTGGTCAACAGCCATCATCAGCTGATTACGGAACTCAGGTGGAATGAGATAGCCACCATACTGGTCTTCCCCTTCGACGAGGGAGGTTGCACTGGCAGCTTTGTTCAGCCACTTTGTGAGTTGTTCACTCATGTTACGCCCACCGCTTTTATCGGTTCTGGCTACATGCTGTGCAAAATCACTCAGCGACAGAAAGCCACCTTTTTCATCTTTATCAAGAGGGTCATCGCCCATCTCAATTTTGGGACGTAACTCTTTTACGTCACCTGCGATAGCCGCAATTTTGTCATCAATTTCTTTCTGAACATCGCCCATGCTCTTGCCATACTCTTCAAGCAAGGGCTTAACATTCTCGATGACTATGTCCTTTACACTGTCTTGGAATTGTTCCTGTGTCATTCCAGGCATGTTAAATCTCCTTGTCCTAAAAGGTTGCCAAGACCATTACCTCCAACGATTTCATTACACCTGGCTATTGCTGATAACCTCAAGTATAAATAATCATCTGGTAAAGTATCTATTTAGAAAATCTTGCCATTCCTGCGGTCAAGGCTTTCCTTGACCATATCTCCAACAGATGGTTTAACGCTTCTCAGGATATCATTAAATGCATCTGCTATAGATTTCTTAAGTTTATCTTCATCAACTTCAATAAGTTGAGGCACTTCTTCAGTTATATCTAATACTACCTCATCAGATTTCTCGTCAATGATTTCCTCATCCAGCTGCTCGTCTGCAATGGCTTCTTCACCCTCCTTTGAATCAGCATTTTCAACAAGATCATTTAGAGCAACCGTAGCCTTTTCCATTGCTGAGAGAGCATCTGCAATCATACCTCTCGTTTTCTTTGAAAGAACACGACCTGCTTTTTCTTCAACTTCACTTTCAATAAGCTCAAATGGCAGCTCCTCAATTTCAGTCTTTTCTTTCAGCTCCTGAATCATCCTACCGTGCTCTTCAAGCGTCTCAAGTATTTTAACTAAGGTACTTTTGACATCAATTTCAACTTCTTTCTCCTCTGGCTCTTCTTCAATCTCCTCTTCTACAACTTCTTCTGGGAGCACATCATCGTTGAGTTCAAGAACAACAATATCTTCGCCATATCGCTTATCAAGCATCTCTTTCCGATCTTCAGCCTCAAGGTCTTTATGATCACTAACCCAAGATTGAGCCTCCTCCATAGTCCATTTATTGACATCGAACATATATTTCTGAGTCTTAGTAGAACCATCTGGATCACTCTTGAGCTTGCCGATTACTGCCTTAATCCCTTGATCTTCAGAAAGAGTTATTGTCCTGAATGAGTCATCAACAAAATCACCTTTATCTCTTACTGGTATATGGTGATAATTATCAGTAGTTTCAGGCTTTAGGATAACTTCTTTTTCTTCTGGCTCTTCTACAATATTTAAGACGATTGCCTTTCTAGTCCCAGCCTCCTGAACCTCTTCAGTTGTTATAATACCTTTACTTATAGCAAGCTGTAAAGCCTCAGGATTAGATGGGACAGGAACATCGCTGTACTCCAGCATAAGCCATTCTGGATAAATTCTATCAGCCCCCTTAATGTCATCCTCAGTCAAATCCATAGATTTCAAGTCAGCATCAGCAAAATCTTCTCTGTGGATAACAGATAGAGGAATAAAACCAATACTCTTTGCCATAGGGAAGCCATCTTTCCTATATTGATAAACCTCCTCAGCTTTCTGGTGCTTTGCATATTGGGTCTTAGCAATTAACCCTTTCTCATCTGCCTTAATCCACAGCGATTTACCAATAGGCAACTGACTGTAATTATGGGCAAATAAAACTACTGGATTTTTACGGTAGTGGTCAAGAACAGCACCTTTTGGAACAACAATATCGCCATCCCTATCAACAACCTTAGTTGTTATATAATCTACTGTTGACCTCTCACCCTTGTTAATCTTTGTGTCTTCTGGACTTATGCCTTTACGGTAGACTTCAACTTCATTTTCCTTTAGACCACGTTCCTCTAAAGCCTTTTTAGCCCACTTTGGCAGTCCAATGTCCTCAGCCTTAATTCTTGTTGTTATTAGGCTCATCTCTGCTCTCCTATGGTTAATGTCCACCCCTTAACTGATTAATGACACGATTTGCAAGGCTTTCGGATAACATGCCCAATCTCATCATATACTGCTCCTGTTCTTCATCTGTAGGTGGCTGATCAGGTGGGGCAGTTGGCTCACTTCCTGGTGGTTTCTCACCAAGAGGAACCATATTTTGATTAAGAATAGGCTTATCACCCCAAGGAACATTGTCCTTATTGTCTTGCTCCCTCTCCATATTTATACTACTATAACCTGTTTTAAGGTTAGTTTCTTTCTCTCGAAGTCTATGTTCCTTATCAATAGGAACTGGGTCATCAAAAGACACAAACAATTTATCATCGAACTTTGGTGTTAGTTTTTCATTCAGCTTCTCTTCCATTCGTATCAATCTGGGTTTTATAGTATCTTTCATATGTGTAAAGGATGCCACTTCAGCGTTAGCTCTAGTAGCATCCTTATCGTATAGCCCCATAGATTGGCCATAGGCGTTAACAATCTGCTCCTTTATAGCTTTTCTACCTTGCATAAAGGCTAAATCTTTTGGAGGCAAGCCAAATGGCTTATATGTTACGCCCTTTTCAAGAAGAGGAGATTTACCAACATTTTCAATGCCTTGAAAGGTTTGCTTAATCTCTTCCTTTAACCTATCAAATTCATATTGACTTAGTTCATTATCTGTTTGGAAAGCACCCTCTATTCTACCCATGTTACTAAAAACGAAATTTTCATACCTATCTATGTTTATGCTTATATTATAAGCATCTGTCACAGCAGCTAGAGGTGCCTTTCCATAATACATACTATTTGGAGATGGATATTTAAAATGAATTACTTGATCTTCACTAAATTCAACTTCATCCCATCCCCTTACGAATTTATAACCTTTTATAAAATTAATCTTATCAGGAACTATCTTCATATTCTGTGGAGGCATTGGCCATATCTCCTGAGGGACTCCAAGCCTGTCCTCAAGGATATACCAAAAGGCGTTTCCACATAATTCTTGAAAAAGATGAGTTGTCTCAAATAGCGAGAAGTAATTCATAAAATTATTAACATTCCGCATAAGCGTCAAGATAGGATGGTCAAGAACCTCCTCTATCTCGACAGCTTTGCGGACTTGAGGGAGGGAGGATAGAACAGGGTTGTTCCGTATGTCTTTTTCTTTCTGTTTATCAATTTTCTTAGTAGGATGACTCTTTATGCTATTAGAAGATGGCTTTCCAACGAAAAGCCTCAATGGAATTGAGGCAGCAGAAACAGCATTTTTATTTGAACAGACATAAATCCATCCTCTATAAGCCTTCATAAAAGCATCGAAGTCAGCTTCTGGACTAAGATTAGTCCCATAAGCCCAAGGCCACATAAGATTCGATACTAATTTATTTCTTCCAGCTGGTTTTTTGGCTTTCGTTATCTCATAACCAAATATTCTCATATCACCCTCGCTCTGGGTCTACCTTCTGGCTTAGCAAAAGTTAAACAAAGGGCATCAGCCTCATCTGGGCTTCTTCCAAGCTCTTTCCTCATGTCATCCTTAGACATAACTTTAATTTTACCATTTTGGATCTTGTATTCAGGTATTGATAGCTCTTCAACAAGCTTTTCACTGGGAGGCAACATAGCACCTGGATCTGTTCGTAGCCATTCTCTTACTGCCCACCATAATTGATCTCTGAGTTGCATAAATTCGCCCATCTCTGTCTTCTCAGTAGGCTTAGAGGCAACCATTATCCGCTTAGCATTACAATAGACTAATTCCATTAACGGATTGCCCTTACATTTACATTTTACCTCTTTTTCTGCTGGCTCAACAATTATTCTTTTACATTCTCTACATTGTAGGCGGTAAGTAAGGTTCATATTAGGGGCTATTCCAGCACCAACACCTGTTGCATCTACGTTTACAACCTCTCCCTTTAACTCATGGTAAAATAGCGAAGCCCTCTTAGCAGTTTGTCCTATATCCATTCCGTGCCACCGCTTTATCGTATCAACCCAACCGCCATATCTTGTACAAAGAGTGTTGAAATCCTCTCCAAGATCAGCAGCATCAAGACCCATAGATGGAGTTACGCCTATTGGTGCTATTCTGCCATTAACAGCAACAAAAGCATCCCATCTTGTTCTGGCATTATCTATCCACTCGACATTTATAAGCTGGTACATAGATAGGAGAGGATATTCACCAAGAACCATGTAACAAAATTGAGGCTCCTCAATTCTACGTTTTCCAGGCATTAAGGGAGGAAATGTCACCATTCCTTCCGTAGCAACCTCACCAACTAAGAACTCAGGAACCTCAAAGCATAGGCCATCTTCCTTTTCTCCCTCTTGGAGAGGAGCAGTCCACTTATTTATCCTTCTAACGGTCTGCTCTCTTGTTACTGCTCCAAGTATAATCTCTTTCCCAGTAATAACATTAGGATGGTCAAAGGCTTTCATGCTTACCGTAGCAGCATAGCCATCTCTAATCATCCTATAAGCTGCTCCCATTCTTCTTTTCGGATTGAACATAACAAGAAGCCTTGCGTTATCATCGCTCATGCAAGACTCTATTGCTTTATAGACTTCATCGGGGATTGCGTCGCCCTCATCAAGAACGAACATTAAATTTTCGGCATGTGATCCTGAAAATTTAGATTCTCTCTCATCTTCAGAACCGCTCATGGGGATTGTAACTCCTTGAATAAAGCTTTTAGGGTCGTTTCCATCCTCTATGTATAAAGCGTTGACTTTATCGCCAGCAAATACATTAGGATTTATTTTCATTAAAGTTCGGATTTCACCCCAAAGCTTTGCTTTCAAGTTACGTTCTGCGGGAGGAGCAGCTGCTGTTAAGACTTGAGCATTAGTCTTACACTTCTTAAACCATATAGTTGCACAGGCAGCACCATGCGTCTTTCCGACAGCATTGGCTGATATTGCTATAGTTGACCTGTTCTTAACTACTGACTCCAGCATCCTTTTGATGTCTGGAGTTAATTTTTGCTTCAATACGTCTTGGCAAAATCCCACTGGGTCTTCTGAATAATCAAGGTAATCGACATCAGAAAGTGCTTCCTCAATATCTTGTACATGATAGTTTGCAAGGATATTTTCTGCTAAAATATCAAGATCAATCCCAATATCTAACATCTCTACTCTATTTGTGTCTGTTTATGTCAATAACACTTGCTGATATGTCCAGCTTCTTTTGTTTCTTCTTTTCAGCAACTTTCTTGGCAAGAATACTTTTGAGTTGATCAGCAATTTCTTTTGGGAAGCCTTTTAACAGGTTAGCAAGGGCAATCTCAACTCCCATTCTCTCAAGTTCATTGAGCCCAAGAAGACCAACCTCTTGATCTATTGCTCGAAGGACTATAGAATGTTTACCTGCCATCCAAGCTGAACGCTTAACTTCTTGTATCTCAGCAAGAACTCTTGCCCTATGATCAGAGATTCCCTTAAATGTTTCCTCTCTCCATTCCTCTTCGATAGCCTTTAAGTCTTTGCTGATAGTACCAACTGACCATGGCTCTTCTGTACGAGGGTTAGTAATCCCTTGTTCAGCCAATAAGCCAGCAATCTGATCACAAGTCATACCACGGAGTCTTGCTGTTGAGACAGCCTTTCTCCTCATAACAATTAGGTGTTCATCTGATCTGTTTCTCCTTGGTGTTGACATAATTATCCTATAAAATTTAAACGTATGGAACTGACTCTACTATATTTGTTCATAAAAGTAAAGCCTTTTTTATGTTTATATAAACAGTCGCTTATATCTTTCAAGTTCAGAGGATGGAGCAAGATATGCTATAATTGCCTTCATAACAACGTCTGACATCGCTTTGCCAGTCCTTTGAGCTTCTTTTTTAAGCTCATCGTGTAGCCATTCTGGTAAATCTGCTATAAGTTTCTTTCTGATTGTCTTTTCGTAACTGAATACCCATCCAGACGAGTCTATTGCGAATCCAACTTTCTTTACGTCCCTCAATCTCTTACCATACAACCTTTCAAAAAGTTGTGTTATTCGCATCTTAGATAGACCATATTCATCACTTATTGATTTAAGAGTCCTTTTCCCTTGAAAGATACTATCCATATCCTCTAAGAACTTCTTTCCATGCCTCTCTACAAGGTTTTCTCTAAACTCGTGGATGCTTAATTTCTTATACATATGCCCCTCCTTGATATGGTTACCGATTTTCCCTTATATATAAGTATTTTACAGAAAAGTAAATATTTTTTTAAAAAAAACTTTATTTTAGCGTCTAAATAGGGTATATTTAGGCTTTCCAATCCCCACCATAAATCTTTGAAATTCTTCACTTATAGGGAGGCATTATGAAAAAGGATAGATCAAGGTGCTGCCAAGAGAACCTTGTAAAGCTCGCAATAGAGGTTCTTGAGAAGAAAGTAGACCCAAGATTTGGACGCAGAAGGCACTTACAACGCCTCAATATCCATAAACAAATCAAAAACAAATACCATAAAATCTTTTACAATATAACAACGTACCTTAAAGAATTAAGAGGAGATAATAAAAATGATTTATCTGATATGCTTATTGATTATTACACAGTTATATACCGACATTTTAAGAAATACGGCAGGGCACCTTCAATTCTCAATCTTTCTCCTTCAGCAAGCAATAAAATAAAATTTGAAGAGTTTATATATGAATTTACATTGAGTAATAGAGAAGAGTACTGGATAAAACATGTCCCAGAGCCTCCAGAGATAGTCTATGTACCGATTATACCAGAAGATAACAACTTTATTCCGTCATTTGTAGAAGTATGATCGGAGTAGCAATGGAATTAACGCTTGATAGAGATGATCAAGATAGAATTATGTATTTATGTATACTTGACTCTAAATTTCTCGGTCAAGTAATGAGACAGAACCTCAAATCCTCACATTTTGCCTCCGAAGTAAGACAAAAAATCTTCTCAACAGTAACAGATTTCTATAGCAAGTATGAAAAGGCACCTGGAACCGATATTATCCATGAAATAGAGCACAAAATCCATTCAAAACGGATTCGGGAGGAAGATCAGGGAATGTACGAAGATTATTTATTAAAAATCTTCTCAATCCCCTCTTTTTCAGAGGAATTAATAAAAGACAGGCTTGATTTCTTCCTAAAAACCCGAATAGTGACTACACTTTCCAATTCTCTCCTAAAATTACAGGATTATTTTACTGTTGACCCAGATAAAGCCCTAAATTTAGCCAGAGATGCGATAGTTGAAGCTGATTCCCTTACTGGAAGAAAGGGAGTGGAGAGCATTTTATTCGATCCATTGGAAGGGATAACTGAAAGAGACTTTCTGACTAAATTTGGCATTGATCCAATAGATAGACAGCTTGGTGGCGGTCTAAAAAAGATGAATTATGTCATAATACAAGGCTTTACAGGGATGGGAAAGTCTTGGGCAGTAAATCATCTAGCTAAAATGGCTGTCAGATTCGGAAATTCCCCCCTTGTAATTCCCACAGAGATGTCCAATTACACCGCAAAGCTCAGATTTAGACAATCTTTTACTGGTTTAACCTCTTCTGAAGCACTTCAGAAGCCTGAAGACGTAAAAAAGTACACTGCAAGGTCTATGACGAGAGGTGCAGACATCTATCTTCTATCTGAAGAGGAAAAAGGGATGAGAGTAGACGAGTTGCCAGCTGTTTTAGACGATACAGAGTCGAGAACAGGTAAAAAAATCGACCTAATTTTAATAGATTCTCCTGATGATCTACTTCCACCTCATGGAAGATATAAGAATAACCTTGAAGCAAATACAGCAATCCATACATATCTTAAAAATTTCGCTAAAAACGAGGAAAAATGTGTTGTCGGGACAGCACAAGTCCAACGAGGAGGTGAAGAGAAGTTCTGGCTTGGGCCATCTAACGTAGGTGATAACATAAATAAGATAAGAAAAGCTACAGTTGCTATGAGTATAAACGGCATCCAAAAGGAAAAAGAGAGATGGCTATACCGAATTTGGCTATTTAAACATACAGATGGACTTGAAGGAGCTAAAATATGGGCTAAAAGAGATTTCAGAAGAGGTCAATTTGTTACTAAATACGCAAGATATGAGAGATTAGCCTATAAAGATATAATGGACAAAGAACCAGTTATGGAAAAATCGAGAAGTGACGACTAATTGGAATACATTAAAGGCATTTTCTAGGAAAGAACTCTTAAACATGGTACCAGAGGGGTTTGAATTCAAAACTTCTCCTTGGACTCACCAAGTTGCTGCGTTTCTTGGAAATATATCTAATGAAGGATTCTTAAATGCCTTAGATTTAGGAACAGGTAAGACAAAAGTAGCCATAGATACTTGTAGATACATAGATTTCATAAATGGAAGGGATAATAACATAAAAGTCCTCTATCTTTGCCTTCATTCTGCTGTAGATAAGATGAAAGACGAAGTTTTAGAGCATTCCGACTTCTCTGCTGTCTGTGTAAGAGGGAATAGTCAGGAAAAATGGAGACTACTTGATGGAGACTATAACTTTTTCATAATAAATTATGAAGGAATTAGAGCACTAGTAACTAAGAAAGAGAAAAAGACTAAGACAATATATAATGAGGAAACTGATACTTTCCGAAAGAAAAAATTTAATAAACAAGTAATAGATAATAAGCTCATAACAAAACTTTTAAAAACAGAATTCAATGTTCTGATTTTGGATGAATCTCACACCATTAAAACCCAGACAAGCCTAATATTTAAAATAGCTAAAAGCCTATCATTAAGAATAAATGGGCAGAGAACATTACTTACTGGTACGCCTTTCGGGAACACTCTTATTGATATATGGAGCCAGTACTTCATAGTAGATTATGGAGATACATTTAATAGATCATTCAATAGGTTTAGAGATTCATACTTCGAGGATAAGGGCTTCTGGGGGCCAGTATGGAAACCTACTCCAACAGGAGAAAAATTTATAAATGAAAGGCTCTACAGTAAAGCAATAAGATATAAAGAAGATGAGTGTGAAGATTTACCTAAAAAAGTCTTTCGTGTATTAAAATACAGGCTAAGTAAACAGCAGAGAAAAGCATATGATGATATAGTTGAAGTTGGTCATGATAGCATAACAGAGAATCCCAAGCGAAAAGCTATTTCACTACGTGAAATCTGTAGCGGATTCATAAAAGACTCTGACTTCTTCTTTAAAAATAATCCAAAGCTTGACGGAGTATGGGATTTAATTGAAACTATACATGAAGAGCATAAAGCAGTAATATTTGTAGAGAGGACAGCATCCCTTCAATTAATCCATAAAATGTTAAAGAAAAAGAAAATTCTCTTTACAAGTTTAAGTGGTGCTACTAAAGATAAATATAAAGAGAATATGAAGTTCCAGAAAAATCCGAAGTACAGAGTTATGGTAGCAAATATTAAGTCTGGAGGAGCAAGCATAGATTTGACTGCTGCTACTTATTGTATCCATTACGAGCATGGAGGGTCTGTCATAAATTATAGGCAATCACTAAAACGTATCCATAGAGGTGGACAGACAAAAAGGTGCTTCTTTTACTCATTAGTTGGTATTAATACAGTAGAGGTCAGCATATATAAAGATTTACAAGACGGCAATGATGCTTTCACTAATATTGTAGACGGAAAGCAAGCGAAAGCATACTTATTAGGGAAATAGCCCTATACTTAGGTATTCGGTAAACCGAGTTTGTCGATTGCAGACGAAATGCAGGAGTGTGAAAAGATGGATATAGACGATATAGAAGAATTTAGACGTAGAGCCGAGATTTTCATTGGAGAAGACCCACCACCTTTCGAGTTTGAATTCTCTGATGATAGTAAATTTATATTCGTAGATTCAGAAGATAAATTTGCTGTAAGGACTTTATCTGAGGCTTTAGAATTAGCAGACGGAAATGATACAATAATAATAAAACCCAGAAAAGGAGGTGGTGAAATGCCAAGAAGAGATCCAACATTACAATGGGATAGGCGTAATATCCCAAAATACACCACTGTTTTAGGACACCCAATATCTGCTAAAGTAATAACCCACACAGAGATGAGGTTTAATACAATGACAGAAATCCAGTTATGGACTCGTATGGGTAAAATAACAAATGAGGAAAAACTACTCGCTTTTGCTTATGTTGCTGATGAAAGAGGTATAGATGATTTATCTATGGCAGCTTTAGCAAGATATGTTAGATTAACTGGAGATAACTCTGTTATGGAAGCTAAATTGGGAAAGGCTAAGAAAGAGCCAAAAAAGGATGAGAAAACAGACCGTTTACTCAGGAGGATGGATGTATGATAGATGTACGGGCTATTCTGGTAGAATTAGGAGTAGACTTTAAAGAGTCAGGCAAGAACGTAGGAGCAAACGATATTAATATTGACTGCCCTTACTGCGGGTCTTCCAAGCACTTAGGGATAAGTTTAGGCAATGGCTTCACTTTCTGCTGGGTATGCGAGTTTAACGATGAAGAAAAGCACCCTTCTCTTCTTAAAGTACTCTGTGACTCAACAGATGAAGACTATGGTGAAATAAAAACTGTTATGATAGAGCATGGTTGGGAACCGTTTATAAAAGAGCAAGAAAAGTCAGATTCTGGCTTAGCATTAAGAGGTCGATTACCAAGAGAGTCTAAAAACTTTCCTTGCTCAATGTCATATGGGCACGATTCCAACTATCCAAGAAATTATCTCTATGATAGAAATTTTGTCCCTGATAAGATAATTCTTAAGTATAAGCTAAAATATGCTACAGAAGGCTGGTATAAAAATAGAATTATAATACCAATCTATTTTAATGGAGAGCTTGTATCGTTTACGAGTAGGGCATATAAAGGCGAAGGAAGATATAAGCATGCTACCTTAGATATGTCTTCTATGAGAATAAAAGATGTATTATACAATTATGATACAGCTAAAGAATTTGGCCACATATACTTACTGGAAGGGCCAACTGATGTATGGAGGATGGGAGACGATTCGTTAGGTGTATTCAGGTCAAAGTTAACACGCCCACAAAGAAATTTATTAGTGAATCTATCGAAGACGAGTCTAACTAGCCTAACGATAATATTTGATTACGGGGCTTATTCAAGAGCACTTCTTGCTGCTGAAGACCTTTCTCCCTTTATATCACTAATTAAAGTCGTTAGGCTTCCAGATAAAAAGGATGTTGCTGATAGAACGAGAGAGGAGGTACTAGAACTTGAACGAAACACAAAAATATACATTGGATGAGTTGTTAGATAAGAGAAGGTCTGTCAGAAAATTTAGCAAAAAGCCTCTAAGTCTTGAAAAGATGATTGCCATCAAAAAGGCTGCTAGAAAAGCACCTTCTGCTGGGGCATTAAGACCTGTAACAGTCCATATAATTGACAATAGTGACGGCAAAAGCCCAGTTAGCCAGTCTATATGGAAAGCTTGTGTTAGGCAGAAGGTTATTCTTAGGGCTAAAGCCCTTATTATATTTTGTGTAGATTTTGAGAAGATGCAGAAGAAATATAATAACAGAGGAAATAGGTACGCCCTACTAGAAGTAGGGCATATGGCCCAAAATGTTTGTCTAAAAGCCATTGACCTTGGGCTTGCTACTTGTTGTGTTGGAGCATTTAAAGATAGCAAGGTAAAGGGCATTTTAGGCTGTAACGAAAGCCCAGTATACATAATAGCTGTGGGGTATCCAGAATGAGTACAATGTCACCAAGATTAGATGAGTTTCAATTAGACCTTATAAAGCATCTTGGATTGCCTGAATCAACTTTTAGGCTTGAGTTAACATTTGAAGTTGGAGGATTAGCAAGAGGTGTTTGTGAGTTCTATATCTTTGATAAAGACATGAGAATCGTTAAGGCTCTTGAAAAAGAAAGACTTGACAATATGAAGCCAGAAAGGCCAAAAAGGAGAATTGATGATGACGCCTAGCGAAGTTAGAATGCCCAAAGGAACGATTTTGTCATTAGATGAGAATAGAGTTTTATCATTATATGATAAAGATGGATACAAAACTGGTGAAATAGCATTTGGCGAGAGCAGCATAAGATTCAGCGGAGAGATGGATAAATCAGCAGAATCCCTTTTCGGACTCCTAAAATATATAATAGACCCTTTCTTCAAGAGGTAATATGGAATTATTTATAGATACAGAAACTTCAGGGAAATTTGACTTTAAATCTTCTTATAAAAAAGATACTCAACCTTGGATATGCCAAATAGCCCTTATACTATCAGACAAGGACTACATATTTGCTCAGGCTTGCTTCCTTATAGAATCCGAAGGGAGAAGAATCCATAAAGATGCCTACGATGTACACAAAATAACCACAGGTATGTGTGATAAAAGCGGAATTATGGAGAGTACGGCTTGTTACATGTTCTTAGAGGCTCTTCATTGTTGCGATGTTATCGTAGCACATAATGTTAATTTCGATAGAAATATGGTATGCAATCTTCTGTATAGAAACGATTTTGAATCAGAGGCAGAATATCTACTATCTTTTGACTCATATTGTACTATGGAAGAATCTACTGATATGTTAAAATTACCTGGTAAATTCGGAAGATATAAGTGGCCAAAACTTGATGAATTGTATCACCATTTATTTAAAGAGCACATAGAAGGTGCTCATGATGCTCTCGTTGATACAAAAGCTATGAGAAGGTGTTATTATGAAATCAAAGGATCATGATTGTGAACCAGTTTACACAGAACATGAATTCGAGAGATATGTAACAGTATACCATGTAATATGTAGAAAATGTAAAAAGCATATTGCTTGGTATAACTGGTTACCAAAAGAAGGCAATGTGCGTGGGACAAGAGCAAGTAGTTATATTAGAGAAAACTATAACCCATACTAAAGGAGGTAACTATGGCAGAGCTTCACGAATTGCTGGCAGTCGAGCCTGACCTAGCTGGTACTTATGCCAAAATATTAGGTGAGACAAAAGCAAATTTCACAAAACTTAAAGACCGATATTCTGGTTCCATAAAAAGAGTGGAATTTGTTGACGAATCTGCTATGAAAGAAGCAGATGAACACAAACAGTTGGATGATACCGTCCCAAACAAATTGGATTATACGGCAGAGCATATAATCCGCTATCTCGACGCTGTCTTGCAAAAAGAGGCGACTAATATGTCAGCAACTGATGATATAATAGTCGATGGTGTAAAGATTGCTGAGAATGTCCCAGCTACATTCCTTCTTGGCTTAGAAAAAAAGCTAAAGAAAATAAGGGATGAAGTTTACGCAACTATACCTACTCTTCAGCCAGGCATAAAATGGGAAAAGGATGAATCTATGGGCGAGCATGTCTATAAGAGAGTCCACCCAGAAGAGAATTACAGGACAAAGAAAATCCGTAAAAACCATGTCCTGTATGAAGCTACAGACCATCATCCTGCTCAAGTTGAGATGTTTACAGAGGATGAGCGGATAGCAAAGGTTGTTACTGATCATTGGTGTGGGATGATCTACCCTGCTGAGAAATCAGCAATTCTTGTTAGGATAGATAAGTTGATGCGTGCTGTAAAGAAAGCACGTCAGCGGGCAAATAAAACAGAAGTTATAGAAAGAACAATAGGAAAGGAGATTTTTGATTATATAAATGGAGTTAAATAGTTTGGGTCAGCGTTAGCCTCAGCTTTAGCCTTACTACACCATAGCTTTAGCTTATTGACCCTACAGCTTTATGCCGTATTCCTTCTCAATTAACTGGTAGGCGATATAATATAGCCAGGTCGTGGGTTCAAATCCCTCCCCGTGCTCCACAAAAATCTTATGCACGGGTAGCTCAGTGGAAGAGCAACGCTAATAAAATTAAGATTGTTTACTCAGCGAAAGAGATGGTGGCTACATTATTTATGGAAACATAGACAATGCAAACGTGGAGGGGTTGGAAGGGTATCCAGCTCCTCCACAATTAACCCTAACTGGTGGGTGTCGCATAGGCGATGCCCACCAAACAACATGGAGGAATTATGTTTAGAATTAAAACGACTACTATGGAAGGAAAAATCTTTCTAAGCCCTTTCGTATATGAAAGACATGAAGCAGAAAAACTCGTATCAAATCTTTCAACTTGGCACCATCTTCCTAAATTCGAGATAGTTCCAGTAAATGGCTATCCTTCAGCAGCACAACTTCCTGAAGATAAGGTTATGACTGATAATGATATCCAAAAAGCTGAATATGCTTGGATAGGGTATGGCTATAGACAGAAGAATAAAGAAGCATTAACTGATAATTAAATATTGTTTGCCGTAGGACATAGATTCCTTTTGCCACTGGTTAAAATTGTCAGAGCAAAATCTTTGAAAACTCTCAATAATTAAGTAAAAGGCAAGAAATATGACAGGTTGCAGTGGAGGCAATTTAAAAGGAGGTGAGAATATGAAGAAAGCACTATGTGCTTTCATCCCGTTGGTGATTATGGCTTGTGGGCATAGCCCTCTGTACAGCACAAAGGATTTATGCTCATTTAAGTTTTCAGATGACATGAAAAGATACCAGAGCTGTATGGATGAGCAAGTAGCTTACGCAAGAAAGATGTACACTAAGCTTATTTACCTTAACATCATCGATGAGGATGGAAAAACATTACCCTACGCTAAAAGTAGAGTTGAGTACAAGATTTTTAATGTTTGTTGGATGATTAACCAGCCAGACTACTGGCTAACTAATTACTGTTTCGATACCTATTTAAATGACTACGAAAAAACAGGAAGATGGGGGCTTAACACACCATCGTGGCAGTGGTAAGATAATCATTGCTGGATCAGGAAGAGCTGGAACTTCGTTTCTTGTAAAACTACTCACAAGACTCGGATTCGATACAGGTATAAGACCGTATGAAGAGCACTTCTCCCCCGAAACTAGGGCAGGTTGCGAGTTATGGTTAGACATGGATGACTTAGAAAACCTGCCCTATATAACTAAAGCCCCCATTCTTTCATTCAGCATGAGAAAAGTAATTGAAAGCACAAATGTTGAATGTGTAATAATTCCTATACGAAATATCAACGTTGCCGCTGAATCAAGGATAGATGTAGATTTACATTGGGATGAGCCTTCATACATGGTCAACCCTAAACTTGATGATCTTGCAAAGCAGACTATACTGAATGCTATGGCAATAGGGTTTACTGTTGAAGCTTGTGTTGTGACAGGGACAAAATTTGTTATAATGAGATTTCCAGATTTTGTAAAAATAAAAGGCTACTGCCACTCATGTCTTTCAAAAGCAGGTCTTCCTGTTGACTCTGCTAAATTTAGCAGGGTTTTTGACAAGACTGTAGACTTGAATTTGATAAAATTTAAGGGGTAAAAATGAGCGAAATAAAAAGAGATGTCTGTCCACTAATGTCCATTATTCATGGTGAAGAAACAAACTGTATACTGACAAGGTGTAATTGGTATGTTCGGGCAAAGCAAGAATTCAACATTGGCGATGAATGTTTATTCGTCGGAATTAACAGAAACTTACTTGATACTTGGCTAACAATGAGAAAAGCACAAGATGATGCAAAGCAAGAATCAGACATACAGAGAGCACTTAAAAAAATTAATTGAGGCACATGTTGGCAAGATTGTAGTTTTATTAGTTGGCATTGCTGTATTGGCTTTCTGGCTAATAACACGACCTGTACTATGGTTAATTGTGATCAGCTACATGCTTGCTAAATACTTTATGATGCAGTAATTCTTGGCAGGGTGGCGGCAAAAGGTGTCTGCTTGGAGGAAAGCAGCGTTCAAACTGTCACCCTGTCAATGTTTAAGGAGGTGATGTAGTGAAGATAAATGAATATGGAGAATTTGTACCAGACAAAAATAGACCTAAGAGAAAACTTGACTCAGAGGAAAAGGCTTTCCATGAATACACCAAACCTGAGAGGGTCAAGATGTCCAAGAACTTCGAGAAAATATATCTTGGAGTAAAAGGCAAAAAGAAGCACGAAGTTGTATACAGATTAATGGTTCCAGGTGGGTGGCTGGTAGCAACAGATATATATAAAGAGGACTCTGATATGCTTGAGTTGGATATATCTGTATTTGTACCAGATCCAGAACACAAGTGGAGACCAGGTCTTGACCCTCATGGAGAGAAAGAGAAGATACCTGAGAGAGAAAATCCAAAAGAGCCTGCCTACAAATTAGGCACTAACCAGATACAAGAAATATCACACACACAGCCTTGGAAAATAAGGTTGAATTATGGCTACATAACAGAAGTTGGAGACATTATCCACGTCTATGGCAGACCTTGTAAAGTTTTACATGTTGTAAACTCAAGAGTAATTGAAGTGGAGGGGCTATGACAGAAAGACCAAGAAGAAGAATTGATGGTGAAAGAGAAGACACAGAAAAAGACTGTTATGATTTCTCTGAAAGAGTAAAAAGATCAAAGGGTTATGAAAATGTAAAATTAACAGATGGATACATACTTAAACGCCTAATGGTACCAGGTGGATGGATAGTCAGGTGCTATAAAAATACTGGTGTATCTATCTGCTTTTACCCCGATAAATATCACCGCTGGCAACCAGGAAATGACCCAGTGTGGATAGAGGAAGGAGAGATTTTACAAGAGCCAAAACTACAAAGACCAAAAATTGAAAACAAAAAATCTGTATACACTTTTGATGACTCAAATATTCATTACATATCAACGAAATTTCCAGGGAGGATAGTATTAGAAGAACCAATGATTTTATCAATTAAAGATGTCGTAACTATAAAAGGAAGATTGTGTGAAGTGGTTGATATAATTTCTGGAACAACATTTGTTGTAAGGGGGATATGATGGAAGACAAAATGTTAAATCTCATCTACGCTGTAATAGTTGGTACAGCATCAGGCAGAGTTGTCGTCTCTGACATCTGGGATGACGAGGAAATTGTAAAATGGCTAATAGAAATTTATTTGGGAGAGGTGAGTGATGATTTTTCTGACTGAAGACATGGCTGATAAGAGAAAGGACACAGAGAGGATTTCTGCTGAGTCACTACAAGAGGCAGAATTGATTGCAACTACAAAAGGTCTTATTGTGATCGGAGAACTTATATGGGAACACCTAATATACGAGGAGGGTGAGTGATGGAAAAGAAATGTAGCAAGTGTGAAAACAAAGCAAACTTCATCATATATGCGAAAGATGAAAAATACTATCTGTGTAAAGATTGCTTTAATCTGCTTGATGAAATTATGAGATCTGACAAAGATGTAAGATATGTCAGCCCAATAGAGGAGGGTGAGTGATGCCACTATACTATGTAGAAACAGATCAAGGCTGCGGAATACGCTATGCTAAAAACATACAACAAGCAAGAAAGAACTTGCTTGAGGCTGAAGGCTACAACCATGCCAGAGGTGTGCGGAAAGCCACCAAAGAGGATATCAATTGGGTCAGAGGCATGGGAGGCTACATACCTGATATGGGAAAGAGAAAGGGGGAGTGATGGCTAAATGCACATCTACAATGAAGCTTTTAAGAAAACTAGACTGTGAAACTGAAAAACAACCTGTATGTAAAGATGCCCTCGAAAGGCACGAACCTAAAGTGATCCAATTGAGAAACATGTTGAACAAGCTTGAATCTGTAAAAAAGCAACTAACAAGTATCAAACTGTACAGGAACTACAGACATGACATGTTGTATGAAATCAACTCATCAATCAAAGCATTGAAAAAAGAAATCAAAGCTGTAAAAGACTCTTGGCCACACGAGCCACCACTAATTGGTGTACTGCTCTGATAATGGTGCCCTTTCTGTTGAGACTGCTTACATTTGGTATAAAGAAAATGAGATACTATTGAAAGGATGGTGAATTATGTTTGCCCACCAAGTATTAGAACAAATTGAGATGCAAGCAAGCCACATAAAGAGGACAAAACGCAATGAGCTACCAGATGACCAAGGTGGCCACTATTTCAGGCTCATAGTTGAGCTGCCTGATGTAATAAGGTCATCATTCAAATTCCATATTGAAAGTTACAAGAAAACAAGGGAAACATTCCAACACCTTGCTGGGTCAAGGCTGTTTTTTGACAATTCCGAATTCATAAAAATGCCCTATGACATGATATGGCTCGACTATATTGTTGATGAATTTGGTAACCCTTCACCAGATGAAGTATCCGTGTCAAAAAGAGCAATACTTGCCATCAAAGCAGACAACTATGATGATGTGCTATTCATGTACAGCTTCCACAAATACAATGAATGGATTCTGTCTCCAGTAGCATACAGGATCATAATAGGAAGGCATGCTTATGATGGAAGCGGAAACATAAAACCTATACAACTTGCAGATATACCAGATTTTAATGTGCAAAAAGCCATTGATGATGATGTAGTTGATATGAATACACTCAGCAACTTCCTAATGTTGATCAACTGTAAAAACATCAAAGGTGTTACTGTGCCTGCCCCTGAAAGACTTAACAGGAAGAGGTTGGCAAAAGGAAGAGTGCCTATATTTACATACAAGGTGTTGAATGTTGTAATTCCTAAAAGTAAGAGCAAAAGCAACCCAACAAGCTCTGGTGAGACTGTGAGGCTGCACTTCTGCCGTGGGCATTTCAAAATGTATACAAAGGATAAGCCTCTCTTTGGTAAACATGTTGGCTTGTATTGGTGGCAACCGCATGTGCGTGGTGATGCAGGGAAAGGCTTTGTTGAAAAGGACTATAATGTGGCTGTGGAGTGAATTCATTGTATTTGTGCTCTTATACTAACCTTTGTAATAGTTGGATGAGTTTGATTTGGCTGTGGAGTGAATTCATTAGGATGGGTAGAAAATGTGTCACAGAGGTACACTCTGGGGACGACGAAGGGTATAGGGGGGGTCTTTAAAATAAATAGAAAAAATCTATAGGGTATCGAAAAAAAGAATCGTTATAAAATTCTATAAGTATCTAATATTATTAGATATTCTTTACGTTAAAGAAGTAATTAATATTCTTAATTATATTAGATAGTTATTTATATTTAAGCTATAGCTAAAAGATATGTTTACTTCTCGAAATACTACTTAAAAGAAAAATTTATATCGGTCTATTAAAAGTCCTTATATAGTATAGGATAGCGGAGTCTATCTCTCTAAAGCCCTATATAGCTTAAGATAGCGTATAGGTATATATAAAGTAATTTATCGCTAAATATCGGATTAGGGCTAAAAATAAAAGTTAAAGTACCGCTTACGGAATCCCTTTAATAGTAAAGGATAGCGAAGACGGCTCTCGTAAATCCTTTAATAATCGTTTATAGATTAAATAGAGATATTCGATTTTAAGAATAGATATAGTCTATAGAATAGACCGATAAAATAAACTATACTAATTTAATATAGAATAGATTTATAGGAATAAGATTTAAAAACCGATTTAATATA